AAGCGTACGAGATAACAAAAGAAGATGATTTTGATATGCTTCAGGAATCTATAAGAGGTCAAGTCCCCAAGGGGTTATTTAAGCAGATGACATTGACATTTAATCCGTGGAATGAACATCACTGGCTGAAAAAAAGATTTTTCGACCTCAAACCCGACAAAGACATTATTGCGATGACTACTAACTATATGTGTAACGAATGGCTTGATGATTCCGACAGAAAAATGTTTGATGATATGAAAAAAAACAATCCAAAAAGATATAAAGTTGCGGGTTTAGGTGATTGGGGTATAGTTGACGGTTTGATTTATGAGAATTGGGAGGAAAAGGTTTTTGACAAAGATGAGGTAAGCGGCAGAAAAGGCGTAAAATCTGCTTTTGGGTTGGATTTTGGATATACAAACGACCCGACGGCATTATTTTGCGGTCTTGTTGACGAGGCGGCAAAAGAGATATATGTCTTTGATGAGATTTACGGAAAGGCTATGACAAACCGAAAAATCTATGAGGAAGTAAACAGGAAAGGCTACTCAAAAGAGAAAATCGTTGCGGACAGCGCGGAGCCTAAGTCTATAGACGAATTAAGGGAATTGGGCCTTTACGGAATACGAAAGGCAAGAAAAGGCAAGGACAGTATTAACAACGGTATTCAGTACATACAAGGCTTTAAAATCTTTATTCACCCAAACTGTGTGAATTTTATAACCGAAATAAGCGCTTATACTTGGGACGAGGATAAATTCGGCAATAAAATAAACAAGCCTGTTGATGATTATAACCATTTGCTTGACGCTATGCGGTACGCTCTCGAAGATTTCGGCAAGGGTAGCGCTTTTAGTTTTGATTAGGAGGAACTTACAATGTTTTTAAGCGGATACAACAGTGAGACGGCAAGAGTAAACGCGATTATAAACAGAGACGCAAATACTAAAATGTCGGACAAAAGATTTTTGGAAAAGGAAATTCAAAAGTTTATAGTCTCTCCCATAAGAAAAGATATGATAACGGGTGAGGCTTATTTTATGGGCGACCACGATATTTTGAAAAGAAAAAGAACCGTTATAGGCGAGGGCGGTAAAATTGAGACGGTTGACAATCTGCCTAATAACAGGCTTATTGATAATCAATACGGTAAAATGGTAGACCAGAAAAATAATTACCTTTTATCCAAACAGATTACTTTTTCAGGAAAAAATGAAAAATATATTGACGAGCTTATGAAAATATTCGGAGGAAAGTTTCAGCGTTTATTAAAAGGAATAGGCGAGGATTGTTTAAACGGAGGTATCGCTTGGCTGTATGTTTATTATGACAGTAATGGTGAAATCGCTTTTAAAAGATTTAAGCCTTATGAGGTAATGCCGTTCTGGAAAGATGCTGAACACACAGAGCTTGATTTTGTTGTTCGCATATATGATATTAACAGCTATGAGGGAGAAAAAGAAGTTGTTATAACCAAAGCAGAGGTATATACAGTCAACGGAATCAAAAGATATGTTCTTGATGGATTAAGACTTATTAAGGACGTTGAAAAACCAACGGAAACATATTTGACAGGAAGTAACGGAAAGAAATTCAACTGGAACAGACTGCCCGTTATTCCGTTTAAGCAAAATAGTAAGGAGATACCGCTTATAAAGAGAGTTAAGAGTTTGCAGGACGCTTTAAATACTCTCAGAAGTGACTTTATGAATGTAATGCAGGAGGACGCGAGAAATACTATTCTTGTATTAAAAAATTATGACGGAACGAATTTAAGCGAATTTAGAAGAAATCTTGCTGCCTATGGAGTTGTAAAGGTTAGATATGACGGAGAAGTCAAAGGCGGTGTCGAGTCTTTAAAAATTGATGTTAACAGCGATAACTACATTGTAATATGCGATATGATAAAAAAAGCTATTGTTGAAAACGCAAGGGGATATGACGCAAGAGACGAAAGAATGAGCAACAACCCTAATCAGATGAATATTATGAGTATGTATAACGATATAGACCTTGACGCTGACGGAATGGAAACAGAGTTTAAAGCCTCTTTTGAAGAGCTTCTTTGGTTTGTCAATACATATCTTTCAAATGCAGGAAAAGGTGATTTTAAAAATGAAAAAGTTGAGGTTATTTTCAATCGTGACAGGCTGATTAATGAGACAGATGTTATTAACAACTGTAAATCCTCACTTGATATTATTTCAGATGAAACGGTTGTGTCAATGCACCCTTGGGTAACAGATATTAAGGAAGAGCTTGAAAAAGTGAAAAAGCAGAGAGAAGAACAGAACAGCCCGGGTGAAACAGATGATTATACAGATGATTTTAAGCATAATCATACGTTTGAAACAGAGGCGGGCGAGAAAAATGCCAAAGAATAAAAATACAGATTATTGGAGAAAAAGATTTGAGGAAAATCAAAAAAATATTTTAAAACCGGCTGACGATTATATTGTTGAGATTGGAAGAATTTTTAAACAGGCTGAAAATGATATTGAAAAAGAAATTGCCTTGTGGTATCAGAGATTTGCTGATAATAACGGAATTACGGATATATCGGAGGCAAGAAAACTGCTTAACGGAAAAGAACTTAAAGAATTGAAATGGAATGTTGAAGAGTACATAAAGCACGGCAGGGAAAACGGGATATACGCCGATTGGGCTAAAGAGCTTGAGAACGCAAGCGATAGAGTACATATAAGCCGCTTGGAGGCTTTAAAGCTGCAGTGCAGGCAATATATAGAAAATCTTTATAATAGTATTGACAGCAATACAAGGATATTGATTGAAAGTATATACAGGGAAAGTATGTATCATACGGCTTATGAAATAGCGAAAGGCATAGGAGTAAGCACAAGTTTTGCGGCTATTGATACAGAGCGGTTAAAAAAAATAATATTAAAGCCATGGAGCGCCGACGGAACAAATTTCAGTGAGAAAATTTGGGGAGGACATAGAAAAAAGCTTGTTAATACTCTTTATAATCAGCTTACAAGAGGAATACTGACAGGAAAGTCACCGAATAAGATTATTAATGAAACAGCAAAAACTATGAATACGTCAAAAAATAACGTAAGCCGCCTTGTTATGACGGAAAGCGCTTATTTTGCAAGTGAGGCTCAGAAAGAGAGTTTTAAAAGACTTGGAACAAAAAGGTATCAGATACTTGGAACTTTGGACAGCAGTACCTGCAGTGAATGCGGTACTCTTGACGGAAAAGATTATGATATGAAAGAATTTGAAACAGGAGTTACCGCACCGCCGTTTCACCCAAGGTGCAGATGTACAACGGTTCCGTATTTTGATGATGAATTTACGGAGGGTGAAGAGAGATTTGCGAGAGATAAGGACGGTAACGGGATTTATGTTGACGCTGATATGACCTATGAGGATTGGAAAGAAAAATTTGTTCATTCTGAAAAAGGCGTTGCAAAATATACTGAAAGTGATATAATTAGGGGAAACAATGTTGAAAAAGAGGATATTCAAGTGCATTTTGTTGGCAGAATTGATAAAAATATTTATGGTGTTATTACAAAAGATATTGTGACTGATGAAGTTATTATTACAGATGAAAGAATAAATCATATCAAGGAAAGACACCCTAATGATTTTGAACAGTATTGCTTTTATATGAAAGAGATTATAGAAAATCCTGATTATATTATTTTAGGTAATAAACCTAATACAGCACTTATATTAAAAAGTTTTAATAAAGATGAGGAACAATTTAAAACAATTTTAAGAATTATCACGTCAAGTGATGATAAGAATTTTAAAAATTCAATTATTACTTTTATGAAGATTAATAATAAAGAATGGGAAAGATTACTAAGGAATAAAGAAATTCTTTACAAAAAGGAATAAATGTGTTATAATTTAATATAATAACAAGGGATTGTTTGAGGTGGAAAATTTCGCCCCCGTCCACACGCCGATGGCTTGACAGGGGAAACCCGAGAGATGCAGTAGAATGGGGCGGCTGCCAAACAATCCCTTGATTTTTATAAAATACTATTTAAGGCACTTGTAAAATTAAGTGTCTTTTTTATATGTCCGTCCTGAGCAAGACGTAAAAAGGCTTTATTTTTATACAAAAAACAGGGAGGTTTTAAAATTGGAATGGCTTAAAGAACTGTTTGAAAAAGCGGAAATCAAAGACGGTAAAATTGATATTGACGGAATTATGGAAAAAGCGGAAACAGAATTTTCCAAAAACGCCGTTAGCATTGAAGAGTTTAATCTCTTTAAGGAAAAGCTGAAACAAGCTGAGACGGACATAAAAAACAGGGACAAACAGCTTGAAGAACTGAAAAAGGTTGATGTTGACAGGCTTAATTCGGAGATTGTCAGATTACAGCGGGAAAACAAAGCTAACAAGGAAAAGGGCGAGGCTGATATTAAACAAATGCAAATCTCACACGCTGTTGATATGGCGCTTATGAAAGCCAATATTAAAGGTGATAAGGCTATGGCGGCGGTTAAGGCTCTGCTTAATCTTGAAAACGCAGAGTTTGATGGAAACAGCGTTAAAGGTCTTGATAAGCAGATTAAAGATTTAAAAGCTGACAGTTCGGTTGGCGTTTTGTTTGGCAATGATAATAACGGAGTTCATTTGACAGGTGTTAAACCTGCCGAAAGCAGTGACGGAATCCCTCAAAGCAAAAATGCAGACAAAATGAACTATGAGGAATTGTGCGCTTATATGGAAGAAAATCCTGACGCGCGGATTAATTAAATTTTAGGAGGTATAAAAAATGGCAGGAAATAAATTTGATTCCAAAAGCTTTAATCCACAAGCTTTTGGAAAATATATTGAAACAATACCGCAGTTAAAGAAAAATGAATTGCTTAAATCAAGAGCATTAACGCCCAACTCACAGATAAGGGAGGCGTTCAGCTCACAGACAGGTACGGCATACGCTGTTTTACCTATGTACGGACTTCTTGACGGCGATGTATTGAACTATGACGGACAAACGGATATAACAGCGACAAGCACAACCACTTATGAAAGGGGAGTTGTGGTGACAGGCAGGGCGAAAGCGTGGACAGAAATGGATTTTTCGGAAGATATTACAGGCGGCGCGGGCTTTATGTCCAACGTTGCGAGACAAGTAAGCGAATATTGGGAAACTGTCGACCAAAGTATTTTACTTGCGATTTTAAAGGGTATTTTCAGTATGACAGGCGCTAAGAATTTGGAGTTTGTAAATAACCATACTTACGATATAACGGCAGTAGGCGACGGTTTAATGACACCCTCGACTCTGAATACGGCTATCCAAAAGGCAGGGGGCGACAACAAAAACAAATTCAAGATTGCCATTATGCACAGTGCCGTTGCCACAAATCTTGAAAATCTTAATTTATTGTCGTATCTTAAACAGACGGACGCAAACGGCATTCAAAGAGATTTGACTCTTGCCACATGGAACGGAAGAACTGTTATTATTGACGACAGTATGCCTGTTGAGGAAGTTGGAAAAGACAGCGGAGAAACAAAATACACAACATATATTTTAGGCGAGGGCGCTTTTGACTACGAGGATATAGGAGCGAAAGTTCCTTACGAAATGAACAGAGATCCGAAAACGAACGGCGGTATGGATACTCTGTATTCAAGACAAAGAAAAGTTTACGCGCCTTATGGAATTTCCTACACCAAAAAATCACAGGCTACTCTGTCGCCGACAAATAAAGAGCTTGAAAACGGTGATAATTGGGAGCTTGTCAATGACGGTAATGCAACAGCCGCAAAAAGAAAATATATCAATCATAAATCTATTCCTATAGCCGAAATTATTTCCAAAGGTTAAGGAGGCATTTTCCTATGGATAAGGCTGATATTAAAACAAATACCGAAAGAAGATTACAATCCTTGGGTATTGAGATAACGTCTTCAGATGAGTGGACTTTAAATTTTATTATTGATAAAGTTGTAAACTGTATCAAAAGTAATTGTAATATTTCAGATATTCCCAATGAGTTATTATATGTAGCTGTTGATATGGCTTGCGGCGAGTTTTTAAATTTCAAGAAAAACTCGGGCGGTCTTGATACAGAGAAGTTCAATTTTGATATGGTTCAGAAAAGTATTCAGGAGGGAGATACAAGGGTTGACTTTTATGTAGAGGGGACGGAGACGAATGAGCAGAAATTTGACAAGCTTGTAAATTCTCTGATTTCAGGACATAAAGGAGAACTTGAAACGTATAGGTGTATAAAATGGTAAAAAAAGCTATTGAGTCTTTATATACGGGTAAGTGTACTGTTGTGGAATACAAAAAGGTACGTGACGATAAAAGCGGAATTTCAAAACCAAAAGAAATTGTCGTTTTGAAAGATATTCCTTGCAGGCTCTCTTTTAAAAATATTTCTGCTGCTGATTTAGGTTACGGAAACGCTGTTGTGCAGGAGATTAAATTATTTATATCTCATGACGTTGATATAAAAGAAGGCTCTAAAATAACAGTTGCCCAAAATGGTGTTATGAACGATTATACCAACAGCGGCAAGCCTGCAGTATACTCTAATCATAAAGAAATTATACTTGATTTGTTTAGGGGGTGGGCGTAATGTCAGGCGGCAGCTGTAATTTTTCCGATTTGGAAAAGTTAGAAAAACAGTTAGAGAAAATTGCTGATAGAAATAAACTTGACAAGTTTTTTGAGGATTGCGCGAAAGAACTGGCGAAAAGACTATATAGAAAGGTTGTTCAAAGAACGCCTGTAGGAAAAGCGGCATATGCAGATAAAGCTGTAACAGATGAAAACGGAAATAAAATTCGTTATAAAAGAGGCAAGAACAAAGGAAAGATAAAAACGAAAAGGGTTAATATTCATCCGACAAGCGGTAATCTTAGAAAAAGTTGGTTTATAGGAGATATTATAAAAGTCGGAGACAGTTATCAGGTTCAGATTTCAAATCCGGCGGAGTACGCAAGCTATGTTGAGTTTGGTCATAGACAAACGCCCGGAAGATTTGTTCCGGCTATAGGAAAGAGGCTTAAAAAGAATTGGGCAGTGGGAAGATTTATGCTGACTATATCGGAACAGGAATTAAAAATGTCCGCTCCGAAAATTCTTGAAAAAAAGCTTAAAGAATATTTACAGAGGTGTTTTTATGATTAATGGTATTATAGAAAGAATCGGAAAATCAATTAATGAGGAATTTGATGGAGACTGTCAGATATATTCGGAAAGTATGCCGCAGGAGTTTGAAACGCCTTGTTTTTTTTTAGAGTGCGTCAATTACATAAGAAGTAAAGTTCTTGCGACAAGGGCAAACCGTTTTTATGTTACAGCTTTATTCAGGGTGACATATTTTCCTAATGATAAAAGTCTGGAACAAAATAATGAAATATGGAATATTGCCGACAGGATTTTTGACGCGGTTGAATATATCGACGGATATTCGGGAGACGATTTAAAAGCGGTTGTTTCAGACGGCATTCTTATTGTTACCGTAAGTTATAGTTTTCAGGCATATAAAGAAACGGAAAAAAAATATATGGATAGATTAAAACAAAAAGGAGGGGTATATTAGTATGTCAAAAAAAAACACTGATACAGCGCTAAACAGTGAGGATATTGAGCATATTGCTGAAAGCGGGGGCGTTATTGCCGAAAAGACGAAAACGCCTCTTGTTTATTCAAAAAGGCAATTTATAAACAGCGAGAAATATAAAAAGCAAAGGGATTTGCTTAACGTTTTACTTGAGGATAATAAATTTTATGGTAAATCAGAAGTTGATAAACTGATTGACGATTATTTGAAAGGTAAGGTGAAATAATATGGCGGCAGGCGGCGGAGTTTTTACGGCACAAAATAAGGTTTTGCCGGGTGCGTATATTAATTTTGTCTCAAAGGCA